GAGCTAAATTCCTGGTCGAAAGGCCAATCTATGAGTACTATTTGATTGTCAGCAGCTATATTGCGGCTCAGAAATCAAGAAAGGGTAAGGGATAGATTTGTTTAGTTTTTCATAATTGCGAAAAGGCCATCGGATTCCGGTGGCTTTTTTAATGCTTATATTTGGGGCATGGCTACTATCTCGACTAACGATATTAAAATCAGGTATGACATTGACCTGAGTAAGCTGCAACAGGCCACTTCAGAGTTCGATAGAATTACAGCAGAGGAGAGGCAGTTGCTTGCTGAGCTTGGCAAGCTCAAGAAGCAGCTTGATGATGTCGGAGACAAGGCCAAGAAAGCAGGCAAGGACACTGGCGATGCCTTTGGTGGCATGGGTGCAGTGGCTGCTAAGGTCGGGCCAGTTATAGCCGGGATATTCGCAGCCGATAAGATTGTAGGCTTTACCAAGGAGGTCATTGCTGTAACTGCTCAATTCCAGAAGTTTGAGTCGGTTCTGAAGAATACACTAGGCAGCAACAGTGCAGCTCAGGGAGCATTGGCAAGCATCAAGCAATTCGCAGCCACAACACCGTTCAGCGTTCAGGAGGTCACAGACTCATTCGTTAAGCTGGCAGGAGTAGGCTTTAAGCCTACCATTGATCAGATGCGTAAGCTAGGTGATGTTGCCAGCTCACAGGGCAAGTCATTTCTCCAATTTACTGAGGCTATTCTGGATGCCAGAAACTTTGAATTTGAGCGACTCAAAGAGCTTAACATTAATGCCAGAACAGTAGGTGATAATATCATATTCAACTTTAAGGGAGTAGAAACTCAGGTCAAGAAGAACAGAGATGCTGTCCAGCAATACCTACTTAGCCTTGGCGATTACAATGGTGTAGCTGGAGCATCATCTGCTGTTTCCCAGACTTTGGGAGGTCAAATCAGTAACCTTGGAGATAATTGGGATTCACTGCTTACTACCATAGGCAATAATCTTGCGCCAATATTTGCCAAGGCACTAACAGTAACCGCTGAATTTCTAGGTGCGCTTAATGACTTATTTAAGGGAGATGCACAAAAAGCACAGGAGTTTATTGGTGGTCAATACACGGTTTATACTAATTTCTTTGCCAACACCTCAGATGAGGCTTTGAAGAACATTGAAATCAATTCAAGGCGCAACATTGCCATAAAGGAGAAGGAGCTTAAAGACTTAAAGGCAAAAGCAGCAGAAGAAAGGGCAATCAGAGAGCAAGTAGCTGCTGAGTCTAGAGTGGCAGTTGATATTGGAGCTGGCCGACTTGAAGTATTGGCAAAGAAGGAAGAGAAGTATTTAGAAGCTCTCAAAGCTCAGAATCAAGCTGCCATTGATGAGATCAACAAGAGAGCCAAGGCAGCAGCAGCAGCAAGTGCATCATCACAAGCGGAGGACAAGGCTCAATATCAATCAAGGCTAAAGCTACTTGAGCTTGAGAAGCAGCAGCAAGTGCTGATGGCTCAGCTAAGAGGCTCAAAGTTAGGCGAGATAGGTGCTGAAAGAGTATTCCAGGAGGCAGTATATCAGCTCAAAAAGCAATACAGCACTAAGAACATTGGCATCATTGAGGCCGATGTTAATGTTGCCAAACTTCAGCGAGATAAGGCAGTGAAGGACTTTGAGGATGCTGCTAAGAAGGAGTATCTGACAGCCATAACTCTCCAAGATCAGATTGCTAAGTCTAAGAAGGCAACAGCAACTGATGAGGAGAAGCTCTATCAGGATAGATTGAAGGGAATGAAGGAATGGCAGAAAGCCTATGAAGACAATCTAAAGAAGGAAATCGAGAAGGAGAAAGAGGCTGCTAAGATTAAAGAGGAGATAAGAGATAAGGCTTACCAATTAGGCCGAGAAATTCTCAATGGTGGATTTGACCTATACCAAAGCAATTTGGGTAAAGAAATGACTTTACTCCAGCGCAGATATGATGAAGAGATTAGGCTAGCCGATGGCAACCAGCAGAAGATTGATGAGATAAATGAGCAGAGGAGAGAGAAGGAAAGGGAACTAAAGCTAAAGCAATTCAGAGCCGAGCAGCTTCAGGCTGTGGCTAATGTGCTTTTTCAGGCTGCTCCTGAAATCATCAAGTATGCAGTCTCTGCTCCTCCATTGGCAGCAATAGTGGCAACATTAGCAGCTACTCAGACAGGCTTAATCCTTGCTCAACCTGTTCCTGAATTCGCAGAAGGAACTAAAGGTAAGCCATTCAAGGGAGGCAAGGCCATAGTAGGTGAGCGAGGGGTTGAGAAAGTAGTAACTGAGTCGGGCAAGGTTTACTTCACTCCACCAAGTGCGACTCTGGTTGATCTACCTAAAGGCTCACAGGTAATACCTAATCATGCACTTAGCAGGCAAGAGCTGTTCCTGGCTAACCACTATGCCAACCGCAATAGCAGTGGTGGCTCTCCGGTAGTGGGTAAGTTGGATGAGCTAGGCAGCATCCTAAAGAGCCTACCTATCACTCAGCTCAGCATGGATGAGAAGGGCTTTGAGAAGTTTATTCGTACACCCAGAAGGACAACTAAAATACTGAACAATAGGTTCAGATCTGATTCATGAGGTTATTGGTTTAGATTAGAACGATGGTAAAGAGCCTCTGCGATGCAGGGGCTTTTTCTTTTTACCTTTGCGATTATGGCAGGATGGAAATTTTATCTGAATGGAACTGAGGTAGAAGAGCCAATAGGCTGGGATGCCATTGAGTTCACAGCGATCAGGATGGAGAGTCATGGCATTGACCAGCCATTCAGCACTGAGTTAAGGTTCTATAATAAAGGAGCAAAGCTGATTAAAGAGCTTTATGATACCTACTTCATCAATGCTGAGATAACCATTAAAATCACATCTAATGTTGGTTATAGTGGCTCAGTTTATGAGTTTGAAGGGATGCTTAATCTCTCCATCTACCAAGAGTATAATGTCTGCGATACTGACAGCTGGGAGGTAACAGTAGGCATCATTGATGACAACTTCAGGGAGAATTTTAAAAGTAGGCAGGATGTGGATATTGACATTACCACTCCATTCGACTTGGATGGCAATCCTATTGCGCCAATTTCGCCTGACTTCATCAGGATGCACAAGCAAGACACTTACATCACTGCACAAGGTGGCAACTTAGCATTCACAATATTAAGTCTTGAATATGACACTAATGATATTGCTCCTCCTTGGGATTGGGTCTATCCAAAGTATGCACAGATAATTCCATGCTATTGGCGCAATAGTGACTTCAAAAACAATTTTGGATCAACTTTAAACACTCAGGGCAAAGATTGGAGTGATGATAATGTTATTTTTAAAAACAACAGCACACAAACAAGAACCATTAACATACAGGCAAGGGTTTCTGGAGAGCAACAATTCAGCACTGTAACTTTATCAAGTGAAAGCGTAAATGCTGATTTTTTTGTGATACTTCAAAGCCCTGCCGGGGCGCAAACATTCTACACCATCGGCAGTAGTGAGGTCATTACTCAATCAACAATAATTTCATTATTCGATTTAAGCAATCAATTCTCTATTCCTGTGCCTCCAGATTGGAAATTGATTCTAACGGCATGGTGGGGAGTAGGTGGCACTATGAAAAGGGAAGACCCAATCGGAGGAGTTTTTTTTGGTGGCCCTTACTTTTTGCAACTTTATGTGGAAAATGTATGTGTGACACTGAGTGAGATTAACTCAGGAGAGTTTGCCAGCTTCTCAGAGGTTCTAAAGATTGAGAACATTTTAAATCGGACAATCTATAAGCTGACCGGATCAAACAATAAACTTTTATCCAATGCTTTCAGTCAGGCTGCTGATGGGTGCTACTGGAATAATGCCATCACGAATGGTGTAAGAATCAGGAATGCACCTACTATTGATGATGTGTTCCTTGGTTGCCCTAATGATGAAAATGCCTCTAATCAATTTGCGATTGAGTTATCGTGGAAAAGTCTGTTCGATAACCTTGATAGAATCTTCTGTCTTGGCTGGGCATTTGAGTGGACAGGGACAGAGTGGAAAATCAGGGTAGAGCCAAGGGACTACTTTTATCAAAATAGCATAAGTCAGAGCTTTGAAAATGTTGGCGAGGTCACACAGATGGCTAAGCCTGATTTATTAGCCAATAATATCCTGGTAGGCTATAATGACAACTGGCGCAATATTGCTCAGTCTGGAACATTTGCCATCCATACCAGCAGAAGTTACTTTGTGGGCAATAAGGCATTGAATGAAAACAACACTCAGAAGCTAGACCTCAGAAGTGAAATTATTGCTGAAGGTTATGCCATTGAGTTTAGTAGGCGATTGCAATTTTTCACGGATGACTCATCATCATCTGACCGACCAAATGACTATAACTTATTCATCATTTGGCTGAACAGATTTAATCTGAACATTGAGAATATTGAGGACTCTGAATATGCCATCCCAGATGAGAGTGGTGCTGTTGTTTTGCCTGCCGGAACTGTCTCTATGAGTTCTAATCGCATAACTGCTAGTAACTCTCCAATAAATGCTCTATACAACATCTACCATACACCAGCTCGCATTGCTTGCCGCTGGTGGAAGGTGCTTGGAATGCACACTTATGGTGTGATAAATCCAAAGTTAAGATTCCAAGTAGGCCAATATCAGACCTCCTATTCAAGCACAATCAATGGCAATGAGGAGAATGAGGATTGCATTGAAATATTCAACGGTGAAATAGCTGAAGACTCAGACATCTATGCTGACATCCTCAATCCGGCATACAAAGAGTATCTCTTCAAGCCCATAGCCATTGAGTTTAGCTACCCTCAAAGTCTGTGCGATTTCTTAACTTTGTCTCAGGATGAGCAATACCGGAAAGTGAGGCTCACTTCAGGCAGTTTAGATGTTCAGGGCTTCATTACAGAGGCCATGAATCAGCCAGAAGATGCTTCCGGTGGTACTACGAAGTTCACCTTACTCATGTCTGCACAGACATCAGGAGTAGGAGGAGCATTCACAGACGGTTACAGCACAGGATTCGACAATGGCGAATAGAACCAGAAATCAGTTAAGTACAGACTCATTAGGCTTATTCCCTGACAATAATAGTCAGTTAATAACTCCGCAGGACTTGCGTGATTGGATAACCAATGGGATTGAGTCATTTGTCACTCAGAAGGACAAATCAACCTTTATGAATGCGTTTTACGAGAACAGAGGCAATCCCATAACTGCTACTTCAGGCACTACTGACCTATCACTTGCCAATGGCAACTTTGTTCACATCACAGGCACAGGCTCAATCTCAATCACATCCTTTGGCACACTGCCAGCAGGATCAAGATTTGTCTTGTGCTTTGACATTCCGGTGACACTTGTCTATAATGCTACCATCCTGATAATCCCAGGAGCGGCTAATGTAACAACTGCCGCAGGTGATTGCATCATGCTCATCTCTGAGGGTTCAGGTAATTGGAGAGTGATAAGCTACTTCCCCGGAGGAGGGCTTCCAGTAGGCACAATCACTGGAGTAACTGCCGGAACTGGATTGTCTGGTGGAGGGACTGGAGGAGTGGTTACGGTAAACCTTGCCAACACTGCCGTAACTCCAGCTGCATATACCAATGCCAATATAACTGTTGATGCCCAAGGTCGCATTACTGCCGCTTCTAATGGTTCAGGTGGAGGAGGAGTTACATCGGTAAGTGGTACTGCACCTATTGCATCATCAGGAGGCTCAACACCTGCAATCAGCATCCCCAAAGCTGATGCATCAACTGATGGCTACTTAGACAATGCCGATTGGACTACATTCAACAATAAGGGCAATGGAAGTGTCACAAGTATAACTGCAGGAACAGGACTTAATGGAGGCACGATAACAGGCTCTGGAACTATTGACCTTGCCAATACTGCCGTAACTCCCGGAGCTTACACCAACACCAATATCACCGTTGATGCTCAAGGGCGCATAACTGCCGCAAGTAATGGCTCTGGCGGTGGAGGAGGTTCACCAGGAGGATCAAATAATGAAGTTCAGTATAATAACGCAGGAGCATTTGGGGGCATTCCTGAATTGACTTATCAAGGAGGATTTGTAAGAATTTTAAGTCCTAAAATAGGTACATCAAATACAAACGGACACTTACATATCCATAATTCAAACTCTGCCCCAACTGGTATAAACAATTACCTTACAACTTGGTGGGAGAAAGCAACAAGGGTATTAGGATTTAGGTCTGAACTTGACACGCATGAAACCTACATTCAATTAACAGAACCTACTGCCGACAGGACAATCACTCTGCCAGATGCCTCTGGTAATGTGGTAATTGATTCAACCATACCATCATTCAACAATGGCACAAGTGCCGGAGAGATAAGGCTAAGAGAGCAGACATCAAGTGGGAGCAATTACATTGGGGTAAAATCACCTGCTACATTAGCTAATGATTATACATTAACCCTGCCTAATACTACACCTGCCGCAGGGCAAGTGATGGTAAGTGATAATAGTGGAAATCTTAGTTGGACAAGCACACCTGGAATATTAGGCACTCAATATTTTGCCACAACTGCTAATACAGTTTATCCGGCCAATACTGCATTGGGTGTATTTGTGAGCCTCTTGATTCCTGCCAATACCTTTAAAACTGGTAATGTTTTTAAAATAATTCACAGAGCAATTAAAACAGGAGCAGGCAATTCATCAATTAGATGGGGCTTTAACACCGCCAATAATTTAACCGGAATACAATACATAACTTTAGCAGGGAATATTTCTGGCACACCTGGTACGTCATCAAGGCATATTAGCATATTCACTTCTGGAGCGACAACTACTACATCTTTTTTCAATGCCGGAGCAGCTGCCTACACTACTAATCAGTCAAATGATATTATCCAAAATCATCCAGTAAGTACATCAACAACAATAGACTGGACAGTTGATCAATACTTTATCCTTGCTGCCTCAACTGCCGTTTCAGATGTATTTACCAATGTATTCTTATCCATATCACCAGTATGATTACAATTGAATTACTTCACAATAAAATATTTATTCATAACTCATGGTATAACATTGAGTCAATTGTAATAATAAATGAATCAATGGTTGATGTGTCATCATCAACTGATGAAGGTCATAGATATGACACAACATTTATTGAAGGCATGATAACCATTAATGGCACACTCCAGACATCGGCACAGATGATATTTGACACATTAACTTCAGATGGGCAATCCTAATCCATTTTACAGGTTTAAACAAGGATGGAATGCCGGGTTCTTCCCGGATAACCAGATAATGACCGACCTTATCAATGAGATGGTAGGGCAACTGACCATTGACTTGCCAAGCATCTGGCCTAGCAAGACCATTGATGCTCTTTACTTTGCAATTAAGCAATGGGTAAAGGTCTATGAGGGGCATCCTTACTATGGTCGCTTTTCTTTTAGCATCCAGAAGATTCCTGATACTCCTAATAATGAATACAACATTAATGTATTCAACCCAGACATGGAGGCTCTGAACCTATCAGGAGCAGGCTTTACTGTTAATGGGTTCTATAATCCTACCACTAACTTAGTGGTCAATAGCAATGTCAATGCCTTCACTCCTGGTTCATTTAGTGGCTCATTTGCCGAGCCATTGATTAACGAGGAAATAAAGGTTAGTGAGGCATTGGAGATAGTGAACATCAATGGTTCTGCCATATTCCCGATTACCTACTCATTTAACCCTATTTCTAATGTAGCAATATCAGGGTTGGCAAGGGGAGACAATTGGTTCATAAATGTCAATGGAGTGCCGGACAGACAACCTGTGCCTAACTTGCCTTATGAAAATAGGAGGACATTTGAGCTTCCTGCCCTAAATGGTGATGACACTTACATAGTGAGTGTAATGGAGCGCATCATTCAGGCTTCCTTGAATGACATAAACTCTGTGGCTACTGAGTATGCCAAGTACACCATGCCTGATGGATGGACTAAGTCCATTGCCAATCCTGGCTTTACTACCTACAATCGCTATCAAATCAACTTTGTAAATGCTTCCAGACGGAAGTTCATTTTGGTCGGCAGATACGATGGGCAATGGCTATGGCAGAGATTTGTCTCTGATGTGTATGACAATGCTCCTTACAACTTCCTGACTGCCTATTCAGAGGTAACAGCTCTGCCTTATGAGCCATTGCAGGCTGGCAGATGGCTATACAATGATGATACATTCGATTTTGAGTTCATTGACTTCACTTCAGACTGCTATGTAAGCCCTGAGTTCTACCCGATGCCAGCTAAGCCGGGTGATCAGTATCAGTTCAATGTAGTTGATGGCAACCTTACAGGCATAAACTCAGTTAATGTGGGCTTATTCAAGGAGAATGGTGAGTTCATCCAGAAGATAGGGGAGGCCACTCGTGAGCAGAGGTGCTGTTGCAATCAATATGTTTTCACAAGAGAGTACACTGCACCTGAATTAGACTTTATAGCAGGTGCAATAAATTCCAATATTGGCCCAGGAGGTTGGCAGTATTACTTCTTCATATCGAATGGCACTGATGTAATTCAATCAGTAAGTGAGGCTATGCCTTCAGAGCCTATCACAACTCCGAGTGAATTAGATGCCTATTTCTCGCAATTTTCAGGGCCATTTGTTTTCTCAGTCAATATTACCGGAGATGATTGGGAGAGTGCTTCAGGCACAATTACCATCACTACATTGACAATGAATTGCGATGAGCCTGTTCTATACATGAATGAGCAAATTGCTAATGAGTTTAATCCTATAATTCCTAGCACCTTAACCGGATTTACAATCACTTCAGGAGGGTGTGATAACATTGACTCAGTTCAGCTTTATGCTTCCTCCACAATCCCGGCAGTTAAGGCAGGATGCTACCGCATGGGCTTATACAATGAGCCAACAACAGAGTGCGACATTACATTCACCTACACTTTATCAGGTGAGGCATTAACTGATTATTTAGATGCAGTTAATGCTCAGTTTTCCGGCATTAGCCCATACCTTGTCTGGATTGCCAATGGCTTTGGAGAGTTTGTTTACACTATTGTCTCTGACTCAACTACTGCCGCAGATATTGTTGCTTGGTGCAATTCCAATATACCTGGAATGACAGCAACAGAGGGTGAAGGATCATTAACATGGACTTGGGCTATCAATGACCTACCTTGTGGAGACTCTTATGCGATGTGGAATTGCACAAGCAGTTTAGGAGGTGATTGTCTTGTCCAATTATGGACAACGGAAAATGAGCCTTGTGATTGCGGAACAAGTTACTACTTGTACTCATTGAGCAATATCATCAACATTGATCCTTCAGATTGCTTCAGCACCATGCTTGAGTTCTGGAGTGATAACAACACGATGGCTCAGGGCTATGAATATTTTGACAACTGGAAACAGAAAATAAGACTAGGTATTAATGGTGGAGGTGAAAAGCCAATCATTGAGGAGAGCCTATACAGGCAGAGCAATGGAGTTCATCGAAGACCTCAGAACAAGCAGGATTTATCGTTAGATTTGCACTCGGACTTTTTAGACCTAGAAACTCAGCTAGCATTGGTCGATGCCACTCGTCATGCTTACTTAGTTTGGGAAGGGAAGCCAATATTTGTGAAGGGAGATATTGATGTTGCCACCATTCAGGATTTCACTACACAATCTTCATTTGAAACTCTGGCGCAAGTCAAGTTTCAGGCACTACTTCAGGGCTTCCAGCCCAGGAACTCAAGTTGTTTAAACTGCTAAAAACATGTCAATATTTTCACTGACCTGCCCCGATGTTGGGTGCTATCAGAACTTCCTCTGCGACCCAGAGTTTCAGAATAAGATTGTGGCGGTGGCTTATGTGCGTAAGTCTGCTGCCCTAACTGCTCAAGAGAAATCAACTGCCGACAATTGGATAGCTGCTCTTTATGACCGCTATCTAAATGGTGAGGCTTACTTAGTGTTCAACACTTCCGGAGAAAAGCCAAAGCCTGAGACAGCAACAACTGCTGGCCGTGGTATGCAGAATACCAAGGCTCTTGCCAAGACCCATACTGTTACGGTGCAGGACATGCAGGGAGTAGTTCAGAACAATGTTCAGTTCTACAATGATATCCTAGCCTCTGCTCAGAACTATGACTTTTACTACTTCACTCCGAATCGTGTTTGGGATGCCTCCGGTAGCTACATTACTGTAATCGGTGATCCTGTAATCACTGCTGATCTGAATACCTATCAGATGGCTGAGGTTACTATTAACTGGGTTTCTAAGGTCAATCCACTGCCTTATGAGTTCGATACAGACACCTTCCTTGAAGGCCTGTACTACATCATTAGCGTAGTTGGCACTTCAGGCACAACCTATGTAGGCAATACATGGACAAGTGGTTGCACAGATCCACAGACCTCAGAACTTTCGGCTGTGCTGAACATTGGGCCTATCTCTGGTGCGCCTGCTCAAGTATGGTCAATCGAACAAGTTTCAGGCAGTGATGACATCACTACAATTGAGCTTGTGATTGATTCTGAGACAGGTGTAGTTACTTGGAATCCTGCTGGTGAAGTTGGTACTTACATTTTCACAGTAACTGTAACCAATGAGTACGGATGTGTTTTCGGTCAGGAGACCATCACATTAAATGTAGATTGCGGAGGCTAATTAATTAGACTTACATGGAAGAGTTAATCGGGATACTTTTATCAAAGTTGCTAGACCAGAAAATTCGGGAAGGCAGGCACGACTACATTGAGGAAGCTCGTGAGAAGGCCGAGGAATTGGAATATCACTTTGAAAACGAGTATCCCGAAAAGCTCTTGCATACTCAGCATCCATCTGAAGAGCCTTGGATGAAGGAGTACAGGAGGCGCAGATGGCAAGCTCCTACAACTACTGCCACAGGGAGAGTCTTTACTTTCCTCCAGAAGATTCAGCAGGCTGATGATTTTAAAATCACCTTTGAATCTGACTTTAAAAAGACTGGCATAGCTGAGCGCATAGGTCTAATGGACAACACGCTCAAGAACTATGTAGAGTATGAATTGCCAAAGACAGGAAGCCTGGAGAAGTGGCTATTTAATGTCTTTCTCAAGACCTACTTAATGGATGCAAATGCTGTTGTCATCACAGTGCCAGACTATGAGGAATTTGTTAAAAATCCATCTCAGGTTACTACACTTGACTGGTCAAAGCCCTACCCTCACATCATTGAGTCTGAAGACTTAATTTGGGAAGGTGAGGACTATGTCATCATTAAGACTGAGGATTACAAAGACATGAACCGCAAAAAGTGGGATCAGTTCCTCTGCTTCACCACTCAAGGCTTAATGCTTTTCCGGCAGGTCAATCAGTACACCTATGACCAGCCTTTTCAGGTCTTTATCCTGCCTTATGAATTTAGCTACCTGCCTGCCTGTAAGGTTGGCAACATAATCTATGAAGAAGAAGATGGTCAGCTAGTTTATGACTCAGTCCTTGCTCCATGCTTACCAGCTTGGAATGAGGTGCTGTTCAGGACTGATGACTTGAATATACTTTGGGCTACACATGCCCTGCCTCAGAAGTGGGCATTAAAGATGTCTCCATGTAAGACCTGTAATGGCACAGGCATTAGAACTAACCGTAAGGATGAAAAGATAGGCTGTAATGACTGCCAAGGCTCAGGCAGAGCAAGTTCATCACCATTCGGCCTGATGGAAATCAATATAGATAGGGTGAGTGCTGTCAATCCTACACCACTTGTGCCGCCTGTGCCTCCAGCTGGCTACATTGAGAGGCCAACTGAAACTGTTAAGCTATTCCAGGAAGACATTCTTCAGAAGGAGTTTCAAGGATTCAAAGCCATAGGCCTTGAGCTGTTAGGCCAGATTCCAGCAGCTCAGTCAGGGATAGCCAAGGAGTATGACCGTAAGGAGCTTAATACCTTCTGCTTCTCTGTGACTGTCCATCTGGCTCAGGTGTATCGCAAGGTCTGCTACTACATCCTTTACCAGCGTTACAATTCGCTCTTCAGTTCATCACTGATGGACAGCGACAAAGTGATGGCTGCTCTGCCTCAGATTACTGTGCCTACTGACTATGATGTGATGACTGCCGACATGGTAGCTGAGCAGCTATCTAAGGCAATGACTAATAAGTTCAATCCACTAATCACAGCAGGCATTGAAAAAGACTATGTGGAAAAGCTATATGGCGAAAACAGCATTCAGAAAACCTACCTCAAGATATTAAGCCAGCTTGATCCATTACCATTTAAGAGTACAGATGAAAAGACTGTCCTGCTGGCAAGCAATGGCTGCACTCAGTTGGATTACATACTGAGTGCTAATCTTGCGGCATTTGTGTTGCAAAAGGTTGATGAAGATGCCGGATGGTATGACAAGCCTGTGCAGCAGCAGAGGGCTGATGTATATGCCTTGGCAGCAATTAAGATGGCAGAGATTCAATCTGGATTAGTGCCACTAATGGATGATGTTGAGGACTCATCAAGTCCAGATGACCAAGTATGACCGACAAGCAGCTTGAGTTAATCAAGAAGATTCAGGAGCTTCAGATGGCTATTGAGAGGCGCATGGATAATGCGCTTCCTAAAGTGTTTGAAAAGCTATCTAATCAGGTGATTGACCTTGCTGGCAATCTCAGCCTAGATGCCAAGGATAGGGCAAAGTCATTAAAGGAGATGATTAAGCTTAAGAAGGACATCTCAGACACAATTGTTAATAATAGCCTCTACCAGGCACAAGTAGCTGAAGTGATTGCAGGATTTGATCAGCTTGCCAAGCTATCAAATGATTATATCAGCATCATCATTGATGACTTTAAGCCTAAGACCGAGCTTTACAAGGCAATTCTGGAAACTAACATAGCCACTACCAAGGATGCACTGCTAGGAGCAGGCATCAGAAATAACTTTGGCACAGCAATTCAGGAAGTGCTAAAGGACAACATTGCAGGCATAGGCACAAGGTCTGAGCTGAATAAGACCTTGAGAAAGTTCATTGAGGGAACTGACACTGAGAAGGCATTTTTAGAGCGATACATCAAGCAAACCACCAATGACTCAGTGATGACATTCAATGCTGAGTATATTCAGACCATAGCCGAGGATTTAGATGTTGAATACTACCTTTACCAAGGCACATTAATTCAGGACTCAAGGCCATTCTGCGTGGCTAGAGCAGGCAGGTTTTTCACAAAAGAAGAAGTCCAAGCATGGCCTAATCTAAAGGGCTGGCAAGGTCGCATGGCTGGCACTAACAGCACTACAATATTCAGTTACCGTGGTGGCTACAACTGCCGCCATCAGCTCTGGCCTGTTGCTAAGGAGCAATATGAGTCAGCCAAGGAGAGAGGCAGAACAGGCCTGCGCTAATTAGTTATGAACTTGTAAGGATTATTTACAACTTGCTCAGATAGGCAGTCAGCAAGCTGATTGGCTTCAAAAACTTCTGCTCAACTACTAACCTCTTGCCATGACCTAGGTTCATCTCAACTAAGCAATCTTCGATGGATTGCTTCCGGATGTAGCCTAATATAGTTACCTCCATTGCCTCCTCATTGACCCAGCATAAGATGAACACATCCGCTCCAATCTCCTTGCGATTGTTAAAGACTAATCTGCCTGTCTTATACTTGGTTGATTTCACTTGGATGTCATAATCACCCAGCATCAGGTCTGTGCTGCCTCCATCACCTTCAAGGTTAATGCTAGTGTCAAATGGCAGCTTGAGAGCCTTTGCCACAGCATACTCACCGAGAACACCCATTAAGTCAGCTTGTGCTTGTGTATTGCCCCAGCGAGCAACAGAAGGTCGGTCAGGATTGACCTGATCCTTAAGGAAGTGCCTGCCTGTTGCCAGCACTTTGAGAAACTTGAGTTCTCGTTCTGAAATCGTTATCTTCAAGACTCATAAGGGGTTACAATAATAGCACATAATTATTGATATTTGAGCATGAAAAAGGCAAAACCAGGCAGCACACCATCGGCTAAGATTAGCTTCGGGAAGAGAAGAGAGGGCAAGCATAGCAAGACCTCAGGGCCAAAGGCAGGCAATCAGAAGAAGTATAAAGGTCAAGGAAGATAATGGCAGAGAAGAAGTTTAAAACCAAGGTTAATGGTAAGACAGTCAGCTTTGGGGCTAAAGGCTATTCGATTGCTCCTGGCACACCTAAAGGAGATGCTTACTGCGCTAGGTCGAGCGGTATCCCTAAATGTAAAGGCCCAAAGCCCTGCCCTAATGATTTAAGTCGGCAAGCATGGGGCTGTGTTGGCAAAAAGTCCGTGAAAAGTGCAGCCAAAAAGTTCAAGAGAATTAAATAAATTTACGGCATGCAATTTCCGCTCAAGCACTTTAAATTATCAGAGTTTGATTCACCTGACCAGCCTGGTTCAGGGGCTAAGATGCAGCCTAAGTTTCTTCAGATGCTGGACAATGCCAGAGCCATTGCCGGAGTTCCATTTAAAATTAACTCAGGCTACCGGACAGAAGCTCATAATTCTAAATTAAAGGGAGCAGTTAAGGGAAGCAGCCACTGTCAGGGATGGGCAGCTGATATTCATTGCACAGATGGCGATAAGCGATTTGTGATTATTGATAGCCTGCTGAAGTCCGGTATCAATAGAATTGGAGTAAGCAGCACTTATATTCACGCTGACTGCGATCCAACTAAGCCTGCAAAGGTCATCTGGACTTACTAATATTATGACTCACGAATTAAGGGAGGAGCTAGTGAAATTTATTTATGATACTCCTGCCTACGGAGC